CAGCCGAATCACTCTAGGCCATGCAGATCGCATGGCCTATTTTTTTGTCTTTTTTCTAAGGTACCCTATAACCGAATCCGAACAAATGATCGGGATCGCAGTCAGACCCGATCCCCGCTGTTGTCGGTCTGTTGCTGTAGTCGCGTTTGCACCGAGTTTTACAAAAACAACCAACTTAATCTTGACAGAATGGGAAAACAATTTCATATTACACTAAACAATCATGTAAAGGAGACGAAGATGAGTGAGATGAGATACAGAATGAAGATGGGTGAGGAGTTTGAGTTCACTGCTGCCAGTGATGAGCAGTTTTTAGGTACCCTACGAGCTAGGCATATGTACGCAAAGAGTGATGACGGTGATTTTTTACGTCAGATTGCCGCGTCAGCTTGTGAATCTACGGGTAGATCGATTGATTTTTCAGATGTTCCGTCATTTAAGCGCAGTTTAATGGATGCTGGCGTTTTGGAGGTTATAAATGGCTAAGAGATTGGCGCATTCCAACTGGACTGCGAGTGATTTACAGGCAAAAAGAGAGGCTTTGGGCATGAATAAAGCTCAAATGTCTAGGGAGTTGGGCGTTAGTTACCGACAATACATGTATTATGAGCGTGGTCACACGAGGATTAGCAAGGGTTTGGAGCAATTTGTCGAGGGTTTGTTTAATTCTGGGAGAGATGATGCTGTTGCATCCAAAGGTACCCTATCCAGTTTTGAAAAAGAGCGAATAAATCGTCTTTTAGACGCTTTAGAAACACACCCCGTTGATGATTTAGATGATTTGACGCGAAAAATTTTACATCAGTCATCTGAGGAAATATCGCTTTTGTTGTCAAAGGTAGCTAATTAGCATATGATTGACCTGTCCAATTAATTTGAGGCAGGCAAATGGCACAAAACAGACAAATGGGTGCAGGCATGATGCCTCCCCCAGCTTCTCCAGCTAATCCTACGGCGGTAAATTTTCAGAGCGACCCTAATATGCGTCAGCAGTTTAAGGGTTTTATGTCTGGTTTATCGAAAAGGATGGAGCAACAGCAGCCTGCGATGCAGGCTCCTTTGCCAATGCCTATGCCGATGCAGAACGTGGATATTTTTCAGCCTATGCCTATGGCGATGGGTGGTTCTGTGCCTCGTTCAACGAATATTGCGGGTCAGCCTCACATGTTATCGTACATTACTCCTGGCGAGGCAGGTATTTTGCAGTCTATGGGTGGTTCCGGCGCTCCTGGGCCAGGTGGCATTCCGTCATTTTTTCTTGATGAGGGCATGGAATCATATACGGGGGACACTGGTAGCTTTAGTTCTGGGGATTATAGTGCTGACAGTGGATCCACTAACTTTAGCTCTGGCAGCAGCAATTTTAGTTCAGATGATAGCGATAGTGGCTCTACTACTGGTTTAAACTTAACCTATAGTGACGGAACCCCTGCTGGTGTTGCGATTAGAGGCAATACCATCACTGGCGGCACTATAACGGGTGGTTCAGACCCAGTGGCTGCGGGTTTTGGTGGTGGTAGTAGCAGTGGTGTTGATGACAGCGCTGAATTTTTAGGCGTTCCACAGTTTGGTGTTGGTCGCCGTCCTTTTGCACAGATGAGTCGCGCTGTTATTCCTTCAACTATTGATATTACTGATGATTTGCGTGCTGGTGCAAGTAGAGATGCTTTATCTAGCGCTTTAAGCAGCGCTCAAAGATCCATGCTTAATGATGCGTATGCTCAACAAGCTAGAGATACTTTATCAAGTCCTCTAACAGGACCGTTGTCTACGACGTTATCAACTCCTATTTCCAAGAGTGGGTTTACTGATGATTTGAGAGCGGCCAGAACCAATCTTTTACTAGATGCTGATGCTGTTGCGAATTTAGCTGCTCAGGATGCCAATCTTCTTATGACTGATTTTGGTGGTCCAGAAGAGAGAAGCAGAGAGGCTATGGATGCTGAAGCACAAAGGCTTTCTATGGGCGGCGGTCAGGTTAATGTAGATTCTTTAACTGGTGCATTAAGTTCTATTCCTGTGCCGATTGCTATGCCTGATGCGGTTAGAGAGCAAAGGGCTTTGTCTGACATTCAAGCCATGCAAAATCCTTTTAATCGTGGTGAATCTGCTGGTGAGAGGGTTGCTCAAGGCCAGCCTTCTGGTCAGGTTCAGTCAATTTATGACATTGATCCAAATTATGAAGAAAATGTGGGCAATCCAAACTTCTTGTCAGATGCAGGTCGAGAGTTGAAGTTCACTTTAAAAGGCTCTAGCCTCCCTGAAAATCAGAAATTTAACAGAGAGGCGGCGGAATTAGCCGCTGATGAAGGTGAGCCTATTTTTGCTCCAGGAGCATCCGCCGCTGAGGTTCAGGCGGCTATAAATGCTGCTCGTGCTACTGGTGATTCAGCGTTTACAAGACAATCAGAAATAGGTCGTTTGGCTGATTTAATGGATCGCCGTACAACTGTAACTTTAGCTGATCCTAAAAATAAACCAGGTAGAGTTGACCCTAATACAGGATTGCCGACTAATGTTGACGCGAGAAGTGTTAGTTCTCTTGAGCAACTAGGTCGCCGTGCTGGAAGAGGTCAAACTGGTATTATGGGCCTTGTTGATAAATATACTGGGTTTAACCCTGCCGAAAGAATGTATAATGATATTATTGAGAAAGGGTATTCGCCAGTTTATGACAGCCGTGGTCAGATTATCGCTACGGTTAACCCTAAAACAGGTCAGATAGGTGCAGGAAGTCGTCCTATTGATATGAATGCTATTTCTGAAACTGGGGGTGATTTAAAGGCGTTTATCTATAATCAGTTTGCTGACCAGAATGTATTTGGCGGCGGCGGTGATGATGGCGGTCAGCCTGACAAGCCAGATTTGTTAACCCCACCAAAACCTGATCCAGATGTCCCAGATGAGGATGACGATATTATTGATGCCCCCACTCCTCCCCCTGTGGTAATTCCACCGTTTCAAACAGGAGAGGCGGCAAAAGTGGCTAATCCTCTTGGTTTTGGGTATGGTCAATACACTCCAACTGGCAGCAATCTTGAATCTTCCGTTGATAAGTTTATAAAAATGCTTGGCGGGCGATGAACAATCATTTTGATATACCTGTTGAATTTCTTACGGATGATGAGGTAGCAGAGCTTGGCAAGATTGTAGAGCGGCTTGAAGAAGTTTCTAAAAGAGATGAAAATCAAGATTCTTTTCTATCTTTTGTAAAAAGCGTGTGGCCTACATTTATTGAAGGCAATCATCACAAAATTTATGCAGAAAAACTGCAACGTGTAGCTGAAGGTAAGCTAAAGCGTTTAATTATTAATATGCCGCCCAGACACACAAAGTCTGAGTTTGCGTCATATTTGTTCCCTGCTTGGCTTATGGGCCGCAATCCCAACACAAAGATTATTCAGGCAACGCACACGGCTGAGTTGGCTGTTGGCTTTGGTCGTAAGGTTAAGAATTTAATAGATAGTGAAGTATATCGTGATGTATTTCCTGAACTAAAGCTTGCTGCCGATGCCAAGGCATCTGGTCGCTGGTCTACATCTAAAGGGGGCGAGTATTATGCCGTGGGTGTTGGCGGTGCGCTGGCTGGTCGTGGTGCTGATTTGTGTATCATTGATGATCCTGTATCTGAACAAGATGCGCTATCACCTACAGCACTCGATAATATTTACGAATGGTACACATCAGGTCCAAGACAAAGACTCCAGCCAGGAGGATCAATAATTATCGTGATGACACGGTGGAGCATACGAGATTTAACAGCGAAAGTGTTGCAGAAGCAGGCAGAGGGCGGAGCGGACAACTGGGAAGTTGTGGAGTTTCCAGCGATATTTCCAGATACAGACAACGTGTTGTGGCCCGAATACTGGAAACGAGAAGAGCTAGATGCCGTTAGAGCGTCTATTCCTGTAGCTAAGTGGAATGCTCAGTATTTACAGAACCCTACAGCCGAAGAAGGGGCGATTATCAAAAGGGAGTGGTGGAATGTTTGGGATAGTGGTAGCCCACCTGCCTGTTCGTACATCATACAGTCATACGACACAGCCTTTTCCAAGTCAGAGAGGGCGGACTATTCTGCTATTACTACTTGGGGCATTTTTGAGCCTGTGGATGGAGACGGCGAGGCCATCATCTTACTTGATGCCCAGCGAGGTCGATGGGATTTTCCAGAGCTTAAAGAAGTTGCCCAAGATTTATATACAGAGTTTGAGCCAGACATGGTGCTTATTGAACAAAAGGCCAGTGGTATGCCGCTCACCCAAGAACTGCGGAGAATGGGGGTGCCTGTCACGCCCTTTACCCCTTCAAGGGGGGCGGATAAGTTCACACGGATGAATGCTTGTGCGCCTATTTTTGAGTCTGGTATGGTGTGGCGACCTGATATGAATTTTGCTGAAGAGGTTGTTGAGGAGTGTGCCTCATTTCCTAACGGTGAACATGATGACTTGGCTGATTCGATGACACAGGCTATACTCAGGTTCAGACAGGGTGGATTTATCATTACTCCCTCTGATTACGATGAAGATGATTACCGTGAATTTAATAGGAAACGGGAGTATTACTGATGGCAAAACCTGACGCACCAATTATGCCAGAGAAGGCAAAAAAAATTCGTAAGTATCGCAACACTCGCAATGACAAGACAAGCCTGCCTAAACAAGTTCGTGATTTTATTGCGGCGCAGGAATCTGGTTCTATGCCTGATGATGCGATTGCGCCTAAAGAAAAAGGAGCGACTTTACAAGAGCTTTATGACCAAGGTGTAATTAAGGGCAAGCGCCCCAAAAACATGCAAGAAGGCGGCATGGCTATCTCTGACGCTGATATTGCAAGTGTAAGAAGAGCTTTTGGTTCTCAAAGAGACGGTGAAAACACTATTTCAGATGCTGATAGGCAAAGACTTCAGCAATTTCTTGCTGACACAGGCAATGACCAATCAATACGAAGAATGAGACAAAACCGCAGGCGTGCTAATGAATCTGCTAAAACTATTTCAGATGCGGACATTGCAAGAATAATGCGGTCCATTGGCATGGAGGAAGGTGGTGAAGCTGTTCCTGCAAAATTCAAAGGATTTTCCAAACTACCTGAAAAGGTTCAGCAGAAAATGGACCCTGACCTTGCTCAGAAGTATGAAAAGGGCGGGGCTGTTGGCAGTTGCCGTGGTATGGGTGCTGCTTTGCGCGGTGGCAAGTTCTCTGGGGTAAAGTGATTGTGGCTGATGACAAAAACAAAACTATTGACGGCTTGACTCGCAGGCAAATTTTGACGATTGGCACGACAAAAGGCGTTCAAAGTTTGACAGATGCTCAGTTTGATGAATACCAGAGTATGCGAGATAACCAACGCAAGGGTATAAAAAATTTTCGCGGCGGTGGTATTGCCTTACGAGGTAACAATTTTAAAGGAGTGTTCTGATGGCAAAGCCTTTTAAATCAAGAAAAGAAATAGCTAAAGGTTTTCAAAAGAAACCTCCTAGAGTGTTTAAAAAGCAGGGCAAGATAGCTGATTTTATAAGAGCCATTCAAGGGGAGCTTCCTCCGTTTAAAAAATACGAGAGCGGTGGGGCCGTAACAAAGGGCCGTGGTGGTAAGTTTAAGGGTATTTCATAATGTTATTCGAGGTTGGGGCGAACAATTTTAGCCAAGGTGAAGCCCTTCATTCTAGGCTTGGCGTAAGAGAACCCTCCACTCAAAGCGTCAGGTTGTTCGTTCCAACGCTGTAAAAGGGGGGTTGGGTGTCAACAAAAGATGACATTTTAGAGCCGTTTGATTTTAAAAAATCACCAAGTATGAGCAGCCAGCTATTTAAGGCTGCTCCTGGTGTATTTGGTGGAAAGGACGGTGTTAATCCGTTACAGACAATCAATAGGGTTTTGGTTGGCGGCCCCCTTGATGTCATCGATGCGGTTGGCAGAGCGGGAGAAACTGGTCTTCGTGCAGTTGCAGAGGGTGTGGAGGCTGCGACAGGCTTAACGGGCATTAAAAGAGATATCTATGGGTTGGGTCAGGTGGCTGGATTAGTGGCAGGGGCAAGCCCCTCAGCGCTGCCTAGTCTAAAATCACCTTCTACTTCGACACGCTCTGGTGCAGAGAAAGCGTTTAAAAGTCCGCCGAAGCAAAAAGAAAAAGCTTTTGAAAGCCCTTCTGATTTTTTTGAGATTATGGGAGATGATGGTGCAGGTGTAGAGTTCCCTCAAATTGGAAAAGCATTGGATGATTATGTTTATGAAATGAACAGAGAGGGAATATTGAGAGCATTAAAGTCTGATGATTACCCTGAGTATCAAAAGGTATTAAGAACAAATTTAGATAGATTGTCTACTGAAAATAAGATTCCTGTATCTCGCATTGAAAATTACCTTGACCCTATGGCTGGCATAGAAGGACGCAGAACAAAAAGATTTTTTGACGTTGATAAAGATGATGTTCTTTTTGTTGGCAGTGATGCAGAACGCGAGTTAATTGTAAAAGGCCCAGATGGAAGCCCAATGTCAGTTAGATTTGAGTCTCCAGATCTTCCTGCAAGCCGTCCGCACGATGATCTAAACACATCAGAACTTCTAACTTCGTACATCATATCTCCAACCAGAAACCCAGAAAGTAAATCAGGAGTTACAAGACAAGAGCTTGTTAATCGACTTTCATCTGATGCAAATGCTCAAACAAAAACTCAAAAAGCTTTAGATGAGCTTGGATATAAGGATACTGTTCCAGTATTTCGCACAGTAATATTAAAAGATGGCAAAGCTATGGACCCAGAAACGATTACGTCCGTATCTTTAAGGCCAAAAGCTTTTGCTGATACAAATAGCTTTTTAACTCAAGGGAAAATAGGTTTTGGTGATAATGTAATCGCTGTAAGGTATGATGTTCCAAGAGATAAATTTATTGGATATTTCCCAGCTCTTGCTGACGATATTAAGTCAAGCGTTAATAAAAAAATAAAAGAAAAGGGAATTGGTCAAACTGAAATAGAGGGTTTTAAAACTGTTACCAATCCGTCTGAACATGCAAAGAATTTAATTGAAATGCAGGATGAGGCTATTGTTGACGTTTCTGGCTTAACCGCTAAACCATTAAAAGTGTTTGACAAAGATGAAATACAAAGCATGATTTCTATGAACTCATTTTTACCAAGAAAAATTGCATCACAAGAGTTAAAGTCAGGACCAGAGGTAAGGGCGGCGTTAGGAGAAAGCTATACGGCTGTAAATCCTTTTAAATTTAAAGGTACAAAAGAAGAATTTGAACAATTAAATCAAGAGGCCGCGCAAAAAATGTTTGAAAATTATGAGCGTTTTTTTAGAGGTGATTACAAACAAGGTGGTATTGTGTATAATCCTTTTAACGCAGGCATAGGAGCTTTGTAATGGCTATAGAAAAAGGCACAGGTGCTGGCGGTGATAATGTCATCCCTATGAATGCACAGGAACAGATAGATATTCTTGAAATGCCTGTTGAGCCTGGTCAAGTAACAATGGATGATGGCTCTGTTATTGTTGGCGACATCACTGAAGAAATGATGGCAGCAGAAGTGCCAGTAGAAATACCCTTTAACTCTAACCTCGTTGATTTTATGGATGAGGCAGAAACCACAGCTATCGCCTCTGACTTGGTTGGTGAGATTGAGGATGACTTGTCATCTCGTGAGGATTGGGAAGAAGTTTACAAAAGAGGCATTGATCTTCTTGGTATGAATTATGAAGACAGATCGCAGCCATTTGAAGGCGCATCTGGTGTAGTTCATCCTCTTTTAGCCGAATCAGTTACACAGTTTCAGGCGCAGGCTTATCGTGAATTATTGCCTTCTGGCGGACCTGTTCGCACACAGATAATTGGTGATCAGAACAAAGAAGTCTTAGCGCAAGCTGAACGTGTTAAAAACTATATGAATTATCAAATTACTTATGAAATGGAGGAGTATGATCCTGAACTGGACCAAATGCTTTTCTACCTTCCTATTATAGGCTCTACTTTTAAAAAGATTTACTTTGATCCTCTCTTGCAAAGAGCCGTATCTAAATTTGTTCATGCTGAAGACCTGATTGTTCCTTACAGCGCAACTGATTTAGCATCAGCAACACGCATTACGCATGTTGTTAAGATGGATAAAAACGAGATAAGAAAGCTACAGCTTACAGGCTTTTACGCTGATATAGACCTGCCTGGGGATGGTTATGGAGATGAAGATTACTCTGATGTGAAAGAAACCATAGATGAAATACAGGGCATTTCTCCATCAGGATCCAGCGAAGAGGTAACATTGTATGAGGTTCATACAAATTTAGATTTGTCTGGTTTTAAAGATGTAGATGCAAATGGTGAAGAGACTGAGTTAAAGCTTCCATACATCGTTACAATTGTAGAAAAAAGTGGCAAAGTTCTGGCGATTCGCCGTAATTACGATGAAACAGATCCTTTGCGCCGTTCTAAGCCTTACTTTGTGCATTACAAGTTTTTGCCTGGTTTAGGTTTTTACGGTTTTGGCCTTACACATATGATTGGCGGACTGTCTCAAGCAGCAACTAGCCTGTTAAGACAGCTAATTGATGCTGGCACCCTGTCCAACCTCCCAGCGGGGTTCAAGGCTCGTGGCGCTCGTATCCGTGACGAGGACGAACCACTAAACCCTGGTGAGTTTCGTGACATTGACGTTGCGGGTATGGACATCCGCCAATCGCTTATGACGCTGCCATTTAAAGAACCCTCTCAGACGCTATATTCGCTCTTAGGCACGCTTGTTGATTCTGGTCGTAGATTTGCATCTTTAGCTGATATGAAAGTCGCAGAGATGGGTGGAGAGACACCTGTAGGTACAACTATGGCGATTATGGAACGCGGCACAAAAGTTATGTCTGCAATTCACAAGCGCTTGCATTATTCACAAAAAGTTGAATTTAAGCTTTTAGCTAACGTGTTTGCTAGATTTATGGCTCCCATGTACCCATACGCGATACCAGGCGCACCGCCAGAGATTAAGGTTGCAGATTTTGATGATCGTATAGATGTTTTGCCTGTATCAGATCCTAACATTTTTTCTATGTCACAGCGGATTGCCTTAGCCCAAACAGAACTACAATTGGTTCAGTCAAACCCAGAGATACATGGAAACGAACAAGGTTTGTACCAAGCTTATCGCAAAATGTATGAAGCACTAGGAGTTACAAATGTCGATGCGATCTTACCTCCACCTCCTGCTCCTCAACCTACGAATCCAGCTAAGGAAAACCAAGAGGCAATGCGCGGAAAAGCTCTACAAGCTTTTCCAGAACAAAATCATCAAGCTCATATTGAATCCCATTTGGCGATTATTGCAACGCCTGTGGCGCAAGCTAACGCAGCGATAGTTATGACCTTGCAGGGCCATGTTCAGGAACATCTTGGATTTATGGCTGAGGCTATGGCGCAAGAAGAGATTATAAATCAATTGTCTCCTGAAGAGCAAATGCAACTTCAATCTTCACAAGAGGGGATTATGGCATTCCAGACAGAAGTTGCTTCTCGTGCGGCAGAGTTGATTGGTGAGCTTACAGAGCAATATGCACAGGCTGTCACGCCTCCGCCACAAACAGATCCCCTTGTTGCTATACGTCAACAGGAGCTAGCATTGCGTGAAGCTGACATTCAGCGCAGATCTGAAGAGGCGAAAGACAGAGCGCAGCTTGACCGTGAAAAAGAATTGAATGATCAAGTAGAGGCTCAAACACGTTTAGGCATTCAACAAGAGGCTCTTAATCAAAAAACAAGAGTTGCAGAAGAGCGTATTCAAACTCAAAGAGATATTGCCGCTCTTAATAACATGACGAAAGGTCGATAAAATGACAGCAAGTTCAGTAAGCAGAAAAGTAGCTGAGGCAGAAAAAGCTAAAAAAGTGGAGCGTAGAAATGCCCTTATTGAAAGGCAAAAGCCAAAAGACGATATCGTCAAACATATCGAAACTGAGATCAGAGGGATACCCGCAGAAACAAGCAGTAGCGATAGCGTTATCGACAGCGGGGAAATCAAAGCCGTCTCAAAACCAAAAACAAAAGCTAAAAAAACCAGTGGCGCTAAAAAAGGGGGGAGTAGTAAAAAGGTTCTCTCCAATAGCAAGGCCACAAAGATTTAAAGGTGTTTTTTGATGAGTGCAGAAGACGTAGCAAGAAAGCTATTAGAGCTTAAAATCCTGCCCAGATTTATGATGTTGTGTATGACAGGTGTATATATACGTTGTATTGAGTGGGCATTATCACAACCAGACTTAACAACTCAGCAGGCTTCACTAATTTCAGTCGTCACGGGTGCAATGACAGGAAGTCTGGCAGTCTGGTTAAATTCTGAAAAATGAAAGAGTTTGTTCTTGTTATCTCTATGTGGGGTTATACAGGTGTAGAATGGGTATACGTTGGAAACCAAATAGTTTTGCAGCAATCTTTTACGCAAGAACAATGTTACCATTTGTTACAAAAAGATATGTGGAAAGCAAATTATAACAACGAGTATTTTAAGATGAATATTCAATGTTTTCCTAAAGATTGTGCTGGGAAAGAAGTGTGTGATTAATGCCAGCAAAGTTAAATGAGAACACTGAAGTAGCACTGCCGCTACGCAATATCATATCTATGGTTGCAGCAGCATCTCTAGCTACATGGGCGTATTTTGGGATTATAGAACGCCTGAATCAGATTGAAACCAACATTACGATGATGGAGTCTAATGTTAATCATAATACAGAGTTTAGAATAAAGTGGCCGAGAGGAGAGATGGGGAGCCTTCCAGCTGATTCAGAACAATACATGCTAATCGAGCATTTGGCTGGTGAGTTGGAAAAATTGCAAACAGATATAGAATCTGGTAAGGCTCCCTTTGATCAACAACAAAAGTTGACACTGGATTTTTATGAGCGCCGTATTACAAGTTTAGAAGAAAATTTAGAGAATATGAGAAATGGGGATAATTGAAACCTCAATAATTTTAATATTGTATATGTCAGGGTCTATCGTTGAACATGTAGGCTATGATAACATAGCAGTGTGTTTAAGGGCTAAAAGACACATTGAGCGCACTGGCTGGAAAGACAGTGAATATAAACGATATGCTTGTGAGAAAAGAACTGTAGAACTAAAGGAGGGTGTAGACGGCAAGCCATATGTGCTGAAAATAGTGGAGTAGTAAATTGTTAGCCGAACTCGCTGCCGCAAACGCGGCCTTTGCAATTATTAAAAGGGCTGTTCAAAATACAGGTGATATAGCTAAAGCTGGCAGAGCGATCTCAGATTTCGTAATAGCTAAAGAAGAGCTTCAACGCAAAGGCAACAAAAAGAAAAAATCTGGCATCCGCTCCTCTGACTTAGAAGAGTTTATGGCTTTAGAAAGCATCCGACAAAAAGAACAACAATTAAAGCAGATAATGATATATACAGGCAGGCCTGGGCTTTGGCAGGATTGGCAAAGGTTTCAAGCAGAAGCTAGAAAAGAAAGAAGAGTAAGAGAGGAACTTGCAAGGCGCAGAAGAGCTGAGATAATGGATGCCATTGGAATAGGCTCAGTAGTGTTATTAATAGCGGCTATGGTTGCTGGGTTGGTTGCTTGGGTTGCTTGGCTAAAAGGAATGTTTGATTAAAGGAAAAAGGGAGGGTGTTATGTTTCAAGCGCTTATTGGGCCTATCGCATCGTTGGCAGGCTCATTTGTTGAGGGGCAAGTTTCCAAGCAAAAGGCGAAAGCAACTCTTGCACAAACTGAGGCAGAGGCAAAAGCTGAAATAATGAAAACCGCAGCTACCCACGACAGTAAGTGGGAGTTGATTATGGCTGAGTCTACAAAATCGTCCATTAAGGATGAAATAGTCACGGTGATTATACTCATTCCTTTAATTTTAGTCTTCATTCCTGGGATGGAACAAATTGTTAAAAACGGTTTTGACCGTTTGAATGAGCTTCCTGAGTGGTACACATACCTAGTTTTCCTTACAATATCTGCGGCACTAGGAATCAAAGGTGTGGATAAATTTAGGAAAAAGTAATGGACGTTATTGCCTTAACAGAGCATTTGTTAAAGAACATACGTCAGCAAAAAGAGGACTACACGACAATGCTGGCGAATGGTGCGGTAGAAGATATGGAAAACTACCGATTTGTGGTGGGTCAAATACGCGGACTGACTTACTGTGAAGAAGAAATAAGAGCCGCGATGAAAGGTGTCATTGAAGATGGCTAAAAAACTATTCGTGCCTGAAAGGGTTGCGGCAAATATGAAGTCTGACACGCCACAGACTAAAATCCCAAAGGCGATTGAAAAGGCTTTACCAGAGCAAGAAGAAAACAAAAACACAGAAAATCCAGAAAATATGGATGTTTCTGCCCTTGATAGATTGCCAAACCCTGTAGGTTATAGGCTTTTGGTAATCCCATATTACCCCCCAGCCAAGACAAAAGGCGGTATTTATGTGCCAGATGCTACTCGTGACAGAGAAGCATTTGCAACAGTTGCAGCGTATGTTGTTAAGGTTGGCCCTGACGCATATAAAGACCAAGACAAGTTCCCCTCTGGCGCTTGGGCGCATGAGAAATCTTGGGTTCTTATGGGAAGATATGCTGGAAATAGGTTCAAAGTGGAGGGTCTTGAGGTTCGTCTCATAAATGACGATAATATTATCGCCACTATACTTGACCCAGCAGATATCTCATATGTATAAAAAAGGTGGAGGGACATTATGGAAGATGTAATGAATCAAGAAGCGCAAACACCGTCAGAAGAAAACATCACTGTTGATGTTGAGGATTCTGATCAAAAAGCAGAAGTCAAAGAAGAAAAATCCGAACAAATGTTCGACTCTTCTGATGAGCAAGAAGATGATGGCGCTTCTGGTGAAGAGCTTGAAAATTATAGTGGCAACGTACAAAAGCGCATAAATCAATTAACAGCTAAACGCAAACAAGCGCTAGAAGAAGCTGAGGCGGCTTATCAATACGCTCAACAAGTTCAGCAGCAAAATGAGCAAATGAAGGCTCGTTTACAAGAGCTTGATCAAGGTTATACAAATGAATATGGCGCTCGTGTTGATTCTCAGCATGAACAAGCAAAGAAGCTTTTAAAAGAAGCTCGTGAGCTTGGGGATTTTGAAAAAGAGGTAGAGGCACAAGACTTAATTGCTCGTTTAGCTGTAGAAAAAGAGCGTGTTCGTGTTCAAAAGGCTCGTCAGGAACAAGCGCAGCAACAACCTCAAGAAGAACAACAGGCTCAAGCGCCGCAACAACAAAGGCCACAAAAAACTGAAGATTTAGACCCAAAGTTACAAACTTGGATGAGCAAGAACGAATCTTGGTTTGGTAAAGATATGGTTATGACTAGAGGCGCTCAAGCTATTCATGAAATGCTAGTAGGCATGGAAGGCTTTGATCCTACCAGTGATGAGTATTATTCGGAAATAGATAAGAGGATGCGTGTAGAGTTTCCTCATAAGTTTCAGTCGCAGCGGCAAAACGCCCAAGCAGTTGCGCCTGCGTCCTCTGGACGGTCTGTGAAATCAGGGCGGAAAAAGACGGTGGAATTAACACCAGGTCAAGTGGCTTTCGCTAATAAGATGAAGATTCCTCTTGAGCGGTACGCAAAAGAAGTCGCTAAATTAAACTCAAGGAGTGCATAATGGCTGATCGCACAAGTAGGGATTCGCAAACCCGTGAAAAAAAAGCGAGAGTGGAAACTTGGCGACCACCATCTACTCTTGAGGCTCCAGAACCGCCAGTTGGTTTTAAACACCGCTGGATTCGTGAGTCGGTTATGGAATTTGATGACCGAAATAACGTCCATAAGCGCCGCCGCGAAGGTTGGGAGCTTGTAAGGTCGGAAGATTACCCTGATTTCGATGCACCTGTCATTGACGAAGGAAAAAACGCTGGCGTAATCGGCGTAGGTGGTTTGGTTCTTGCTCGAATACCTGAAGAGATTGTGGAACAACGTGACGCGCATTATCGCAATGTCACAGAAAATCAAATGGATGCTGTAGATAGAGATTGGATGCGTGAGTCTAATGCGGCTATGCCCAAACTCGCTCCACAGCGCTCAAGTAAAGTAACTTTTGGCTCAAAGGGCCAAAACTAACCTCATAAGGAGAGTTTAAGATGGCAAATAAAGACGCCTCTTTTGGTCTACGTCCTGCACGGATGATGAACGGCTCTGCTTTCATGAACCAACAAAACCGTTATCGTATCGCTTCTGGTGATAGCACAGCTATTTTTCAAGGCGATCTCGTAGAAGCTTTAACTGCTGGCGTTATCGCCCGTATGGCTGCTGGAGATGGTGGATTTGTTCTTGGTGTGTTCAATGGATGCCGTTACACAGACCCCACAACTGGGAAGGAAACCTTCTCAAACAGCTACCCTGGTTCAATTGCAGCTTCAGACATTGAGGCTTTCATAATTGATTCACCAGATGTAGTTTACGAAATTCAAGGAGATGAGGCATTCCCTGTGGCTGATCTTTTTGGTAATTTCGACATCGTTGACCAATCACCTGTAGGTGACACAAGTTCAGGGATTTCCCGCATGGAACTTGATGTTAGCACTGGCGCAACAACTGCAACATTGCCTTTGAAAGCGATTGATATTTCGCAAGACCCAGAGAACAATGATGTAGCAAGCGCAAATACAAATGTGATGGTCGTTATCAATAACCACTTGCTGTCCGCTGGCACAACTGGCTTGGCATAAGGAGACTAGATAATGGCTATTTCAAGAGCGCAACTAGTTAAAGAACTAGAGCCAGGCCTGAACGCCTTGTTCGGCATGGAATACGACCGCTACGATGCACAACATGCAGAAATCTACGACACTGAATCATCAGACCGTGCGTTTGAAGAAGAGGTAATGCTCGTAGGTTTTGGTAACGCTCAGACCAAAGCTGAGGGTGCAGGTGTATCTTTCGACAACGCTTCAGAGGCATTTACCGCTCGGTACAATCACGAAACGATTGCACTGGCATTTGCTTTAACTGAAGAGGCGATGGAAGATAACTTGTATGATCGCCTTGGCGCTCGTTACACCCGTGCATTAGCTCGTTCAATGTCACACACAAAGCAAGTTAAAGCTGCTGCCATTCTTAATAATGCGTTTGACAGTAACTTTGCTGGCGGTGATGGCAAAGAGTTGTGTGCTACCGATCACCCACTTGCTGGTGGCGGTACGTTCCGCAATGAGTTGGCAACTGCTGCTGATCTCAATGAAACTTCTTTAGAGAACTCTCTCATTGATATCTCAACTTTTGTTGATGAGCGAAACATGATTATTGCGTTAAGAGGAACCAAGCTTATTGTTCCAACACAACTTCAGTTTGTGGCGGATCGTTTGCTTGAGTCTACATTACGCACAGGCACAGCCGATAATGATGTAAACGCAATCAACAACATGGGCATGTTGCCAGAGGGTTACGTTGTTAACAACTTCTTAACAGACCCAGATGCCTTCTTTATCAAAACAGACACTCCAAATGGATTTAAACATTTTGAGCGTACTCCAATGTCTACAGGCATGGAAGCTGACTTTGATTCAGGTAACATGAGGTTTAAAGCTCGTGAGCGTTACAGCTTTGGCTTTTCAGACCCTCGTTGTGTATTTGGTTCCCCAGGAGCTTAATACGAATAATTGTTCTAAAAGGGCGGCTTCCATGTCGCCCTTTTTTATTGTATAGTTAACCATCCCTGACAGTCGTATGGTGCGACTGACACTAGCCACGACAGGAGATTACATTGGCTAACACCACTTTTAACGGTCCCGTCCGTTCAGAAAACGGGTTCAAAAACGTCATTAAAAGCGCCACAACTGGTGAACTTACCAGCGAAATGACACTTTCTGTTTACACCGCAACTGTAACAGTCGCTAACGGTGCTACGACAGGAAAAGAGTCATCTATTGGCATTCCGTCAAACTTTATCCCTATGGGCGTGATGATTGCTGTAACTGGCGCAGCTTCTAATGCTGTCAACCTTGTTGATATTGGCACAGATGCTGATACAGACGGATTTGTTGACGGTATTACTGCCGCAGTAAACTCAACAGGATTTAAAGGGTTCTTCCCTTGTAATGGTGTGCTAGGTATGTCTGGTGGAGCAACCACCGCTGCTACAGCCACCGCAGATGAGGTTGAGGTTGTAGTTTCTGGCGATCCAGGTGCTGACACAACAATAGTGATGAAGTTCATAGGCATTTCTAGCTCATCAGACGCTTCGTAGGAGGCTATTATGGCTGGTCCAGTAAAAGCCTTTAATCATGCACAAGGAGCATCTGCCGCAGTTGTTGGCCCTGCAAGGTCGAGAATACGTCAGATTGTGATATTTGCTGATGCAGCAGGCGCTTTCACAATAAAGAATGGAAGTGCTAGTGGAGAGGTTTTAATTACGCAAACTTTTCCTACAGGACTTCATCATCTAAATATCCCTGATGATGGTATTATAGCTACTGACGGCGCATTTGTTGCAGCGTTTACAGGCTCTAGTAATCAGTTGACAATATTCTTGTCATAAGGAGTTGGCTATGGCTCGTAAAAGAGACAAGCAGCCGCCTAAAACTAAAAAGTATTTCCGCTCCACTAAAAGTGGGGCGGGAATGACTAAAGCTGGTGTTGCGCGATATAGGCGTGAAAACCCTGGTTCTAAACTTAAAACCGCAGTAACTGGTAAGGTTAAAAAAGGATCTGCTGCTGCTAAAAGGCGTAAATCTTTTTGCGCTAGAAGCGCTGGTCAAATGAAAAAGTTTCCAAAAGCAGCAAAAAATCCTAATAGCCGTTTACGCCAAGCAAGGCGGAGGTGGAAGTGTTAAATTTCAATACTTTAATTAGTGGCGCTACCCTAGCTTTTATCGGCTGGATAGCTTTTTCTGTTGTTGAGTTAAAAACAGAAACTGCCGTGATATCTGTTAAGGTAGACCAAAATCATAAGCTTTTAGCAGAACTTTGGGATTTCTATTTACAGGAGAGGGTCAATGCCGATATCGCGTGGGCAACTCGCAAGCCAAATTTCAAAACCTCCACAAAAGAAAAAATGGAGCAAGAAGCGAAAAGCTAAAATAAACTGCAAACGTCCTAAAGGTTTTAGTCAAAAAGCATATTGTGCTGGCAAGAAAAAGAGAAAGAAATGAATAAAAACAAAAAAGCAAAAGTTAAAAAAGTTATTAAAGGTTTGAAAAAAGCATCTAAACTACATGCTAAACAAGCAAAAAGTTTAAAAGGTGTGTTAAATGGCAAAAAGAAAAGATCCTAAAGTAGGTACAGGTAAAAAACCAAAAGGAAGCGGGAGAAGACTTTATACCGATGAAAACCCAAAAGACACTGTATCTATAAAGTTTGCCACTCCTACTGATGCAAGGGCCACAGTTTCTAAGGTTAAAAAGATAAACAAACCATTTGCTAGAAAGATACAAATACTTACAGTTGGTGAGCAAAGGGCCAAAGTTATGGGCAAAACGCAAGTGGCAAGTATATTTAAAAAAGGCAAAGAAAGTTTAAGAAAGGCTAGAAAAAATGCAAAAACGTAGCGGAACACCAAAAGGCCTTACTTATTTTAGGAAAGGTGGTGCGGCTTCTAAAAAGTCAAAAGGTAGTAAAATATGTCCAGAGGGTAAAGCCTGGGCAAAACGTACTTTTGATACATACCCAAGCGCATATGCAAACCTTGCTGCATCAAAGTATTGTAAAGACCCTAATTACGCTAAAAAGTCTAAGGGCGGCAAAAGAAAGGGTAAGTAATGGGGGAGCTTAAAAAATGGCTAAAACAAGATTGGGTTAGGATTGGCACTGATGGAAGTATCAAAGGTAAATGTGGTACATCTAAAGACAAGAAAAACCCAGACCGCTGCCTACCAGCTTCAAAGGCTAGAAGCCTCTCAAAGGCTGAAAGAGCGTCTACAGCAAGAAAGAAAAAGAGAGCGGGAGCAAAAGGCAAGACAGTGGTATCTAATACAAAACAAGCCAAAGTCAGAAACCTCGCAAAGGGAGGTCCAGCTAAACGCCCTTTCAAGGGCAAAAAGGTGGCTGGCACGGCTGTTGCTAGGGGATGCGGTGTGATAATGTCTAACCGTAGAAAACGCACAAAAGGTGCGGTAACTCAGTCATAAGGAGACTTAAATGGCTATGAAGAAAAAAGGCTACCGTGCTGGTGGCAAAGTTAAAAAAATGGCTAAAGGTGGCGCTGCTGGCGGCAAGAAAATGAGAAGAATGGCTAAAGGTGGTGCTGCTGGTGGCAAAAAGATAAGAAGAATGTCCAAGGGTGGCGCTATGGGCGGCAAAAAAGTCAGAAGAATGTCTAAAGGTGGAACCGCTGGCGGCAAGAAAATGACTGTTGCACAACTTCGTTCTGCTGCTAAAAAGCTAGGATACAAAGTATCTAAAGCATAATGCCATATTTATATAGCAATGTTCCCTACTTTAAGGCATGGGTGCGGCGCGAGTATACTCATAACCATGAGGACTATCATGGTGAGTTTTTGCACGCAATGGTCGTTGGCGTAACGTCCATGCCTAACAGATGTCTAAGTTTCCAAGTTATGTTTACTGGAAGTGAAGCAGAAGGTGAGGAAGAAGATACGGTACATGGAGGTGCAATGTGGGCTAGAATGCCCATAACCGCTCTAGTTGCTGATATACCTTTAGAGGAATGGCCTGAACCAATGAACACATATGATGCTCAACCTTGGGATTGTTCATCACATAATCACGCTGTTTATGTGATAGACCGAGCTACGCCCTGCCCTTGGTTGGCTAAAATAAATAGTGAGTTTTTTCCTGCAAAGTATCTTTTTACAGTAGATTACTCCGAGTCTGAGATAGCAGATGATCCAGCACAGCATAAACAAAGTCATGTTTTGCAACTGCTTGATGCTGGTGAATGGACAGGAAACATTGTTGCCCTGCCTAATAATCGTGTAAGGGTTACACACCCTGCTTGGTTTGAAACAGGCGAAGGTGCGCCACATTTCAAGCCCTCTCAGCATATACACTATTCAAAAAGTGATTTAGACTATACACTAGATGTAAATAGGATATTTGATAACCTTTACAATGAGGAAGAGTGATGGCTGTTTCTGGCTCAACCGATTTTGAATTAGATGTATCTGATTACATTGAAGAGGCCTTCGAGCGTTGTGGTTTAGAGGTTAAAACAGGTTATGACCTAAAAACAGCCAAGCGCTCGATGAACCTCATGTTTGCGGAGTGGGCAAACAGGGGTCTTAACCAATGGACTATAGTTCAAAGAACAATATCACTTACAGCAGGAACTAATAGTTATACGCTTGGATCTGATGTTATTGATGTTTTGTCTGCTGTTGTTCGCAGGAGTAATACAGACATTAGTATGTCTAAAATTAGTCGTGATGAATATTTGAACATTCCAGAAAAAACTACTCAAGGCAGGCCAACACAGTTCTTTATTGACAGGCAGGTAACGCCTGCAATCAAAATATGGCCCGCTCCTGAAAATGCTACTGATGTTATCTACTATGATACTTTAACTAGAATTGATGATGCAGATACTTTCACCAATACCGTTGATGTGCCGTTTAGATTTTATCCGTGTTTAGCTGCTGGTTTGGCATACTATTTATCAATAAAACGTGCGCCAGATCGTATTCAAATGTTAAAAGCTGTTTATGAAGAAGAATTTGATAGAGCTTTAACAGAAGATAGAGATAGGGCTTCTTTTAACGTAGCTCCTAGTTTAAGTTTTTACAGGGTGTCGTAATGCCTAAATATGCGGCTGGAAAATACGCATATGGAATATCAGACCGTTCTGGTTTTCGTTATCGTTTGAAAGATATGCGAAAAGAGTGGAATGGATTTCTTGTGGGCAAAGATGAGTATGAAGAAAAGCATCCGCAATTAGAGCCTCGTAGACACCCAACAGATGCAGAGGCTTTGAGAGATCCAAGACCAGATACAAATAACATCATTCCAATAACAGCAAATATACCTTCTTTTAATTTAGAAACATTACAATTTATTCCTGTGCCTCTTTTGTTAGGAAAAGTTGGAACAGTAACTTTTAGTGATGATGTTGTTACGCCAGTACAGTTAACAGGCGTTTCTTCTGTTAGCGCACTTGGATCTGTAACAGTATCAGTGCCAACATCAGCATCGACCTTTGATTCAACAAGTGTTACACTCGATTCTACAAACAAAACTTTTGACGAGGGTTAAATGGCAAAGCAAACAGTAGGGATTGGGTCAAGCGCAAACGATGGCAGTGGCGATACTCTTCGTGCTGGTGCGGATAAAATTAACGACAATTTCAATGAAATCTATGCAGCGTTAGGGAATAGCTCTAGCGTTCTAACTGATATCATAGATGCAAACGGTCTTTTTGACGTTAGTTCTGGCGCAAACAAAATTGTTTTCTATTATGCTGCTTTAAGTGATTTGCCCAGTGCATCAACTTATCATGGGGCTGTGGCTCATGTTCATGCTACGGGCGGCTTGTATTTTGCTCATGGCGGTAACTGGATACGGTTAAACGATGAAACCACTGGTCCTGTAACAAAATACACAACAACATCAGCAAATGGATCTGCTTATCAATTTTCTGGTCCAGGTGCTACCGCTGGTAACAATCCTAATTTTACCTTTTACAAAGGTCACACATATTTAATCGACAACACCTCCTATGTTAGCAGTCATCCTTTGCAGATACGAACAGCCTCTGGTGGGTCTGCTTTTACAACAGGGGTTACAGATAATTACAACAGCACTACTGGGCTAACTCAGTTTATTGTGCCGCATGAGCCAAGTGACACTTCTTTAGTATATCAATGCACTGTTCATAGCAGTATGGTTGGAAACATAACAATAGTGTAAAAAATGACATATACGAACACAACATTAAAACAAGCTATTCAAGACTTTACAGAAAATGACGAAACCACATTCGTAAGTAATTTGAATAACTTTATCATTAATGCGGAAGAACGAATCCTTAAGCTTGTTGACCTTGATTACTTTAGAAAGAATGTGACTGCTTCAACAACTTCAGGGAACAAATTTCTAGCATTGCCTGACGATTATCTAGCCACATTCTCACTTTCAATCGTTAACAGCGGATCAAATGAGTTTTTACTTCAGAAAGACGTAAACTTCTTGCAGGAATATTCTCCAGACCCAACGGTTACTGGCGTTCCTAAGTATTACGGTATTTTTGACGTTGATAATCTAATTTTAGCCCCAACGCCTAATCAAGCATATTCTGCTGAACTACATTACTATTATAGGCCGCAGTCAATCACCGCAACGGCTTCAGGAACATCTTGGTTTGGTGACAACGCTCCAGACACATTGTTGTATGGTTCATTGGTTGAGGCTTACACATTTATGAAAAGTGAACCGACTTTTATTCAACTATACGAGCAACGGTTTGTAGAAGCCGTTACAAGGTTGAAAGTTTATGCAGAGGGTGTAGAAAACACTGACGCATATAGAACGGGATTAACAAGAGTAAGAAAGCAGTAGTGGAGGCTTGAATGCTGTCTTTTACAGGCGGTCTAGAAATGGGTTCCGTCAATGTTATGACATCTAATAATGGTGGTCATAGCACGGAACAAATTGTAGAACTTGCGATGGACAAAATAATGAAGGTGTCTGATACAGCACCACCAGCCATCCGAGATCAAGCGCAGACTTTTCAAAATCATCTGCGTGTAGTATTGTATCATTACTTTGAATTGGCAAGGCGCGAAGAACGCTCCAGTATTGCCAATAAAATGCAATCTGCTGGCAACAGCGAAATGGCTGAACTCGTTAGGAGAATATAAATGGCTATTACACAAGCAATGTGTACTTCTTTCAAAAAAGAACTTTTGGAAGCAAAGCACAACTTTTTAAACTCTGGTGGAAGCGATTTTAAGCTGGCTTTGTACACAAGTTCAGCCTCTCTTGATGCTTCAACCACTGCTTATACTTCGTCAAACGAAGTTAGTGGCACAGGTTACTCAGCAAAAGGCTCGTCCCTTACAAGAGTTAATCCAACTTCATCTGGTACAACTGCCTTTACTGATTTTGCAGACTTGAGCTTTACATCAGCTACAATTACCGCTCGTGGTGCGTTAATCTACAACGAAGACACTTCAGGTGATACGTCTGTGTGTGTACTTGATTTTGGTTCTGATAAGACATCAACTGCTGGCACGTTCACAATTCAATTCCCAACTGCGGACTCTAGCAACGCTATTATTCGCATTGCCTAACGAGTAAGCTATGTCGCTATCGGGTTGGGGCAGAGGCACTTGGGGCGAAGGTGCTTGGAACGAAGCTCTGCCCGTTGTGGTGACAGGGGTATCTGGAACTGGTGCGATAGGCATACTTGAGTTTTCAGGTGATGTTGCCCCCGCTGTTGTCAACACAAACATTCTTGGCACTGGGCAGATTGGCAACGCTCTTGCCGCAGCCGGAGCGATTGTTACTGAAGAAGGCTTAGTAGGATCTATCGGTTTTGGCGATGAACAAGTGTCCGCTGGGGCTAATGTCTCTCCAACAGGGGTTGCGTCTGGTTTAGGAGCTATTGGCACCGTTTCTTTCAGTCTTGATTGTGTTTTTGCCGCCTCTGGGGTATCATGCTCTGGAGCGACAGGTACTGTCGAGGTGGACGACTTAGCGTTTGGGGTAACAGGATTGCAAGCCACTGCAAATGTTGGTATTGTCAATGTGTGGGGACGGGTGGTTCCTGATCAGAACGCAAACCCACAAGAGATTGTGCCATCTACGACTAACACTTGGAGCGATATAACGCCTAACAGCAATCCAAACTGGAAAGAGGTGGCATAATGCCAAGTCAATACACAAGTAACACAGGTATAGAAAAGCCAGCTACTGGCGAACAGTCAGGCACCTGGGGTGATACCACTAACGATAACTTTGATATTATTGATACTGCGCTAAACGGGAATGTTACGCTTTCATTGTCTGGAACTAGTTCTACCTTAACTACATCAGATGGCGACAAGACATCAAACGGGCTTAACAAAGTGATTATTTGTTCAGGTTCACCATCTGGCACTCACACTATCACCGTATCTCCAAACGGTGCAGAAAAAATTTATTTTGTGACGAATAGTTCAGGACAGTCTGTAATCTTCTCACAAGGTACAGGCGCAAATGTTACGATTGCAAACGGCGAGTCTCGAATTATCCACTGTGATGGGGCTGGTTCAGGTGCAGCAGTGACTGATTTTTCCTCTACTATGGCGGCAAGTACAACTTTTATTTCCAACACCGCTGACGGCAACGCCACCGCGTTAGCGATTGCATTAGGATAGTATCATGGCAAACACTTTTAAAGTCGTAACTAAAGCTGGCGTGACAAGTGAAGATACCATCTACACTGTTGCATCAAGCACAACCACGGTTATCTTGGGACTGGTTCTAGGCAACACAACAAGCAGTCAGACCACTGCTACTGTTACCTTGTCCTCAGACACCGCCAATCGCGCAGGAGCAAACAACGAAAACAACCAAGATGTAGAGTTAATAACAAATGCGCCGATTCCATCCGGCTCTTCTCTTGAATTACTATCAGGAAATAAGGTTGTGTTGGAAACAACAGATGTAATAAAGGTAACGGGAAGCGCAGCTACAGATGTCTGCTTGTCTATTATGGAGATTACCTGATGGCGTATGTGGGCAACAACCCTGCGGAAATATACAGTTCTGTTCAGAAGCAGGATTTGACGGGGGGTAGCGGCACTAGTTTTACGTTAAGCTACCCTGCGTCTACAAATGATGTTTCTGTTTTTGTTAATAATGTTCGGCAAGAACCTGGTGTAGCTTACACTGTATCAGGTACGTCCATGACCATGACAGGTACAGTGGCTTCGACAGATGACTTTTACGTTGTTTTCTCTGGCCTGACGCAAGGCACGATTACGCCGCCTGATGCGAGTGTGACCACAGCAAAAATTGCTAACAATGCTGTAACTTCTGCAAAACTGGCAAGCGGTGTAGCTCAAGCTCCAATTTCCGTGGCAATTATAGCTGACAAAAAAGCGTATAATACGAATGGTGGAAGCTCTTCGGCAGCCACAATAAATGATAGAGATTTAAACACAAAACTACATGACCCAGACAACATTGTAACAATATCATCTAATCAATTTATTTTAGGTGCTGGAACTTACAGTATTATTTATAGTTGTCCAGCATATAAAGTTAATAGAAATCAAGCACAGCTTTATGATGTTACAAACTCTACTGTAGTTTCGCATGGCGCAAGTGTTTATGCGGTAGACACTTATAACGGTCATTCTGTTTCAACAGGCTATGCTGTAGTGACCCCAACATCAAACACAACTTATAAAGTAAGACATTTTACTGAAGATGCTTTTGCTACTTATGGATTTGGGGTAGCAACCAATAGTCAAGTTTCTGGACTAGATGGCTCTTTTTATACTCAAGTTCAGATAACTAAGCTGGCATAGGAGCAAGCAATGGCATTATCCAAAATTGACCCTGTTTCTTCTATAGATTTAGCAGATACTGAATACTTTCACGTTGATTTAACAACAGAACAGGGCAGTCTTACTGACAATACAACTGTTGTTGTTGATTTTGGCGCAAAAGGCACTGTGAAATATGACACTAAATCAAATGTAGACACTTCAAATGATGCGTATTTATTGGGTAGCAGCGATGGTGTTTACTTGATCAGTTTTAGTGTCGGAATAAGGTCTTCTACTCTTTCTACTGAAGAACTAATTGATGTTGCTGCGTTTGTAGAAATAGCAACAGATGGTTCAACTTTTGCAGCTTTAAATGGTTCAGGTGCAAGCGTTATTGACAGTTCTTCTGATAAAATGGGTAGTATACAACTTAGTGGAACATCTATTTATAAATCTACTACAGCAACCACAAAAATTCGTTTAAGTGCGTATGCAAATCCAGTTGGTTCAGGTACTAATACATGGACAGTAGGAGCAGACGTAAATGATATAATTCAAGGAAGCCCATCTGCTGCTACAAATTCACGCTGCACCTTTTTGTCTATAGTGAGGATTGCATAATGAGTCAAGCAAGAGATTTAGTAGATAGCTTGGTCGATACCACTAGATCAGGTAGAATTATTCAAGTGCAACGCACACAGTACACAAGCACAACTAGCACTGCTGTTGCGACTTACACTAACGTAGAGCTATCACATTTAGCTGTAAATATTACTCCTACAGCTACAAATAGTATTATTATGATTGAAGCTCAAATAGTTGGTGAATGGAATCCTATGTCAATTACTTACAATTCTGGTTGGTTTTTTTACAGGGACAGCACAAAATTAGCAGCACCGCTTGACGGTAGTAGAAGTATTACGGTTCTTCC